GAAAGAGCTCGCGCTTGAAGGCCTGCGCCTGGCACTCGTGATGCTGTGCGCGTTCGCGATCTATTTGGTGTTCGTCGGTTTCGCGGCTGCGATCGAATGCAAAGAGCGGCCGGAGGGCGGCAGCTATTGGTCCTGGCGACAGATCGACGGCCGGCGCTGCTGGTACCGCGGCGAGCATGGTGTCGTTTCGAAATCACAGCTGCATTGGTCGGAGGAAAAACCGAAGCGGATAAAAGGCGACCCGCTATTCAATCAGCTGCACGCCGACACCGGCCTCGACGGCGTCACATGGTACCAGCGTCGGCCGTTCGATGAGGCGGCGCCGCTCAAGCCACCGCCCGTGCTGCTGCCAGAGGTGCAGGAAGAATGCTGCTGGCCGGATCTGTCTCAGTTCGATCAGCGGTGGGTCGGCCTGCAATAAAAAACAGCTGCGGGGGTGAGCCGCAGCTGCGCAGTGTTTCTTGAGAAACAATTTCACCAGGGCGGGATCGCGTCGTCGAAATCCTGTTCTCTGATCTTGTGATATTCCTTGCTGGTGACCTCGGCGATCTCGTGGAGCTCAAGCTTGCGCGGCTTGAGGAGCCTGCGCTCCTCATCGTTCAATTTGTTGATCTCCAGCGTCGCCCTGGAAAGCTTCTTCCACCATCGCGCACGCGCGTTGCGGATGCGCTGAAGGTTTTCCTGCTTTTTTAAGATCTTATCGACCATCTCACACCTCCTGGCAGTCATCGAGGATGACGCGGACGGTCTTGCCCGACTTGTCGAGCTTGACGTAGGCGATCTCGCGCTGTCCTGCGTGGGGGTTCTTGGTCAATAAGGCTGCGCGGACGGCATTGGCGGGAGTCGCCATCCGTGAGCGAGTAGTCCGTGTGACTTCGCCGTAGCGATCGCCCATCATCCAGCGATCGGTATAGGCAGGGATTTGTACGCGCATTGGTGTCTCCTGTTGCGGTGATCGGAACCTAGTCCGAGCCCATCGGGGTGTCAACAGCAAAGTTGACAGGAGTGTCCACCTGTGTACACTGGTGTCTGGTCAACAGGAGATTGACATGAGACATCGTCAAGGCAAACACTGGTACTGCGTATCAGACGACCGCGCCGACCTATTCGCCGCGCAAGGCTATCCGGTCAGGCAGAAGGCCAACGGCAAGATGATGGTTCTCTGCCATCCGAGCGTGCTCTGGCCGTCAGAGCTTGAGCGCAAGGGCATCACAGTCGTTTCGCTCGACGACCCCGCCGAACTGCACTCCACACTCAAGACCGCCCTCGGAGAGGACGCCGAGGCCCAGGTCGATGCCGAGATCGCGCACGAGCGCAAGCAGCTGGGCGGGTGGTAACATGAACCAGGGGATAAATGGTTTCATGAACCACCTGCACGAATGCACGCACTGCCAGGGCATGCGATATGCCTGGGCGCGCAGCTGGAAGGATCCGCGCGAATGGCAGTGTCGGCAGTGCCGACAATGGTCAACCGAGTACATCGATCCGCAAGGGGAGAATCACTGATGCGAAAAACCAAAAAGAAGGCACGGGCGCGCAAGCGCCCGCTGCCCATTGCTCCGGCGGTTTATTCGATCGCCGAATTCTGCGCGGCGCATCGCATGTCGCGCAGCTGGTACAACGAGCTCCGCAACAGTGGCTTCGGGCCGATCGAGATGCAGCTGGGCAAGCGGCGTTGGATCTCGCTGGAGTCGGCCGCTGATTGGCGTTGGGCTCGCGAGGGGCGCGTGCCTCGTGCGCAGGAAGGCCTCTTGCTGCGTGATGGTGAGGGCGCCAGCGTTTAAACGCACCAGCGAGCTTCTCTGAGGCTCGCAACTTGACCGTACTGACGAACGGATGCATATCTGTAGTATTGGTGCTGTTGCGGAGCTACAAGCGTAAGCGCCCTGGTGACTGTCCTCGCCAGGGCGCTATTGCGTTCCGGTTGACCGCGGCCAACTCTCCCAGCCCGCCCGCGATCGATCGAGGGGCAGCTGCCGGCGTCACGGCACGGCAGCTGCCCGAGCTCAGTCGAGAACGATTTCCACGCCGCGCACGAAAACATATAATCCTACCCACAGGATGATCAGAACGGTGGTGAGGATCGCGGCCTGCACGAGCTTGATGTAGAGGTCGATCACTTTCCATCCCACGGCGGCGAATCCCAATCACGCGGCACGAACAGCGTCGGAAAATCGTCGCGTGTGAACCATGCCAGCAGGAGCATAAAACCTATCCCGCCGACGAAGCCGATCAGCAGCGACAAGATTGTCATGTCATGCCCCGCATTGAGAACATGGCGACGCTGGCGATCAGCACTAGGAACAGGACAAAGCCGATCAGCTCTTCGAGCGTGTCTGTGGTCATGGTTGCTCCTTCAGTTTGCGCAGTTTGTACAGCAGAGCCTCGCCCTTTTCGTCGTGCAGCATGTTCATCGCGGTGAGCCAGTGCTGGACGATTTCGACGCAGCGTTCGCGTTCGGCGGCGACACAAGCATCGACCCATGCCTGATCTGCCGCAATGCGTTCTTTGCTATCCCCAACCTCCGCAGCGGCTCTATCGTAATCGCCCTGAGTTGGCTTGGTCCCTCGATCTGTTTTGTCGGGAGGTGTTGGTTTCACGGCTTATCCTTCAGCGCACGGCGCATGTCATGGGCTACTGAGCGCATGCTGTTGCCGTAATTCTCTATAAGCCACTGGGCGCAGCGTTCGATGGTGTGGCTGACTGTTACATCCATTGCATGTCGCCACATATTCGCGGGACTTTTATAGATCGGTTCTGGCTCCCCAACCCCCGCAGCGGCGGGTTCTATTGTCACCGGCTGAAACTCAATCTCACGGTGTACAACCTCCGCAGCGGCGATGAGGGCGGCTTTGGCGGTTTCATAATATTTGCCCTGCAATTCGCCATCTAGCGGCAGTTCGTGTGGCGCAAACATGCAATCAATCATTGCATTAGCCGCCGCCTCGATCTGTGCCGGTGTTGGTGTGGTCATAGTCCCTCCTCATCGAGCGCGGTCAGCGCATCGCCGATGGCGGCGTAGGCCTTGGTGATTTTGTTATGCAGGCGCGTGTTTTCTGCGTTGGCGCGGATGAGCTCGTCTTCGAGTTTAGCGATGCGATCGGCCTGACGTTCGAACGGCCACATCATGGGTTTTCCTCCATGTATCGTTTAAGCATCCATTTGTTGAGATCACGCACCGTAAAGCCGATACGCTTGTTTGATAGCCGCGTGACGTGCGGGCCGGCGCCGCCCTTGATGAAGGCGCGCAGCTGCTTGCTGGTGAGTTCGCAGTAGCGTGCTGCCTGGTTGACCGAGATCACGCGCATACTGTGGATGGCATAGGCGCGTTCTTTGAGCGAGCTCCTGCTCATAGGTGGACCGTCTTGGCGATGATGGGTGCGAGCGCGTGCGTGAGCTTGATCCAGCGTTTGGCCAGGCTGGCGTCTTGCCAATTGACGGCGATGTGCTCAGATTTATTGGCACAGACACGGCCGATGGCGACGAGCACGGCGTGGATGCCGCGGCTATCGATGATGGCTTCGAGTTCGCGTTCCAGGGCGGTGCTCATTGCATGAGCCCCACGAGCAGGAAGGCGATGACGAGGCCGAAGCAGATGATGCTGAGCCAGCCGGCGATATATCCTCCGATCATTGGTCACCGTCCCAGGTGATCATGAATTGCTCGATCGCCTCGCCGCCATTGAGGAACGACACGAAGCAGGCGGCGTATTTTTCGCGTTTGAAGTCTTTGATCGGGATCCAGCGTGCGGCGGGTTTGTTGTCATCGATCGACGGCGCCCAGGATCCAACGGTATAGAGCTGGGTTTTGCCGTCCTTGTGCATGGTGCGCAAATAGGTATGCATGGCTGTCCTTTCGTTGCGGAAGCACAATGCATAGCAGAGGTCAGGTCACCTGACAACGGAGGATAACATGCCTGTTGCCAAGGGGCGTGCCGGCGTGAAGCAGGAGCTGCACAAGTTCAAGCAGGGCAAGCTGCACTCGGGCTCGCCCACGGGGCCGCTGGTGCAGAAGCGCTCGCAGGCTGTGGCTATCGCCCTGAGCGAGGCCGGGCTATCGAAGCCGAAGCGCGAGCACACTGGCAAGCGCAGCCGCAGCTATTGAGATGGCGCACCGTCGACCCAACAAGATCCCGTTGCCTGGTGATGAGGAGCTCGCCGCCGATCGGCGTGAGCGCTCGTCCTGGCCGGTGAATGATTACGTGCTCGGCGCCGCACTCGCACTCTTGGGCATCATCGTTTTGATCGCGATCGCGCTGGCCACCGGATTGGTCAAACCCTGATGCCGGAATCTCCTTATTGGCCGCAACGTGGCGATCTGCAGACGCTCGGCCAGGCGATGGCGCAGCGGCTGCAGGAATTCGACACCAGCGGGCGTTTTCCGGTTGGGCCACGCATCGACATCAGCAACATGCGGCGCTCGGAGAATGTTGAGGATCTGCGGCCGCGATCGATCAGCGCGTATCTCACCAACCTGCTGATGGGCGGGGCGCCGATGGAAAACCTGGCGGCCATTTGGCGTGATCCGTTCACCGACCCGCGCGACATCCGCAATCGGCAGTTCCAGGAGTATTACAATCAGCCGCGGCCGGCAGAGAATTCCGATCTGGCGCGGCAGCTGGGCGCGGGCGATCTGCCGGCATTTCTCGAACCGTTTGGGCGTGGCGTGCAGCAATACGGGCGTGCCTTCACCAAACCATAGGGGCTCGAGAACTGTCAACATTACGAACAAAAGTGTAACAGTTCTCGAGCTCCTGGCCGCGTGGCTCGAGGAGGATTGAATTCCTAACTTTCCTCGCCTGATGAAACACGCTAGAGATCACTTATGCCGCGGACAGCTGCACATCTCATCGAGACTCGTTGGAAGCCGGGCGTATCGGCGAACCCGAAGGGCCGGCCGAAGGGCTCTCGCTCGAAGCTGCAGGAATTATGCCTGGCGATGCTGCACGCCGATTTCGAGCAGCACGGCGAGGAAACGATCGCGCGCGTGCGTCAGCGTCAGCCGGGCGTTTATTTGCACGCCGTCGTTTCGCTCTTGCCCAAGCAGGCCGAGAAAGTGAATTCGCCCTTCATCGATTTGACCGATGACGAGATCGCGCTGCTCGAAGAGCATCTGGCCGCGGTACGCGCAAAAACCGTACAGATGATCGAAGGCGCAGTAGAGCTCGAACCCGAGACCGAGGAGCTCTCATGACGCGCGAGCAGGCTGTCGCCCGCATCCTGGCGGCCTGGAGCGAGGTCGATCCTAATCTCGCAGCCGGTCAGTGGTCATTTTCGCAGAAGCTCGTCGTTGCGCTGGAGGCGCTCGATCTGATCAATCTCATCGAGCCCGGCAACGAAGCCGAGCGCACGCCGCGCTTCTCGGTCACGGATCCCGCGGTCGAGAGCGAATTGCGCAGCGAGCTCTCGCACAGCGTCGATTACATCGGCAAGCGCGATCGCACATGACCAGCGCAGAACTCTGGGGCATCGTGCTGCTTTTCCTCCCGCTCTGCGTGCTCTGGAGCGCACGAAGGCCGCACCCCTCGTAACGCTACGAGAGATCTGACAGAGCAGGGAAATCAGGCGAATTGGCTCACCAGGGCGAGCAAAGGGCCGACCGCGAGCGCTCTGATTCTCACTGAGTGAGACTGCGAGAGTATCTAAACACCGCTGCCGCGTTTCCTGCACCTTCTGCTTGAGAGACAGGAGGTCTTTGCCGCTAAGCCATTGATATCATTGACTCGAGCTCCTGGCTGACGTCTTCTGGGAAGCACCTGGGAAGCGCTCGATCGAGGCCTAGGCCTTGCACATGCGTACCTCTGGCGTACCTCAGATCCAGATTCGTCAACGATATCAACGATGCACACGTCATAACGTATGACGAGTACATGCGATCGAGCACCAAAGGCCTGTGCACATCGCTAATTCCCCTGCTAGATCAAGGGGTTAGCATGGACCCCCCGGAGTACGGGGTTAGAACTCGGTCGCTGGGGCCACCATGAGCATGGGCAGGGACGTTCCCGTTAGTGCCCGGCCTGTGTGCCTTTCTCGCGCACGATGGAAATCCGGGGAATTCCCGTGCGGGCGCGAGCGCGCCCTCCGATGTGTGTGGTACCCTGGTGTTGGATGTGTGCGGACAACCGAGGAAAGGCGGGGCTTTCTGCTATCTCGGTGGCGCTTCTGGCGAGCAGCACTTGCGGAGCTTCAGATGGTGGGGAGGCCGCGCGCGCGCGTAGCGGACCTAAATGTTTATACTCGTGTCAAGTGAGGAATGCTGTCCTTTTCGGCCGCTTTTCGCGCGTTTCTCATATGGCGCCTCGCTCCGCCATAATTGCGTTATGCACAGATTACGTATTCAGCCTTCGAGGTCTTGGAGGCGGCCGCGCAGCTCGTCATTGTCGACTTCGAGGTGCCTGCGCACGCCCTCCAGGTAGGAAACCCGCTCGCGCAGCCGCTCGACTTCGGCCTGCAGCGCGATCAGACGCTTCCGTTCCGATTTTTGTGCGCGTAGGTTCTCATTGGCGTTCATGGAGAGGCAACCACCCGGTTGCCCGAACGCTAACATAAACAAACAAAAGGAGTGATCTGCAATGTCAGTCGTCAAATTGAAGGCCGGCGAAACCGTGCTCGTCGCCGCGGTGCGCGAAGGCGATAAACCCGACCAGGGCCTGCCGCCACCCGAGAAACCGGTGGATCCCGGCTATGGTATCGACCTCGGGCTCGGCTTCCTGCGCCCGACCCACCCGATCGTCCTGCCGCCTTTGGTTCCCGACAACACCCTGCCGGAGATCCCCGCGCCGGTCGACCCGGCCTACGGCATCGATGTCGACGAGGGCTACGTACGGCCGGAGCACCCGATCGTGCTGCCGCCCAAGCCGAAGCCGGACCTGGGCTGGAAAAAAGTCGTGGCATGGACCCCGACCACTGGCTGGGTGGTGGTGATCGTGCCGAAAGAGGGCACGCTGGTGCCGACACCGTCTAAGCGGTGAACTACACCGCCAACAATGCCTTCACGATCGCCATCATCATCCTGATGGCGGTCGTGCTCATCATCGTTTTCGGGTGGCTCTGATGACGAAAAAGTCGACGAAAAAATCCGCTGCAAAAAAAACGCCGACATACCGATTCACGCCCGAACAACTCGCCGAGCTGCGCCGCGGCCTGGCCGCGCAGGAGCTCCTCACTAAACGCCTCGGGCGTGAACGCGAGCGGCGCAATTCACTCTCGCGCCTGTCGCAGTATCTGCCCTATCCCAAACAACGCGAATTCCACGATGCCGGCGGCATCTACCGCGAACGCGCCTTGCTCGCCGGCAACCAGATCGGCAAGACGCTGGCCGGATCCGCCGAGGCGGCCATGCACCTCACCGGACGCTACCCGCCCTGGTGGAAAGGCCGCGTCTTCGATCGGCCGCTGCGCGCCGTCGCCGGCTCAGAATCCGCCGAGCTCACGCGCGACGGGGTGCAGCGACTGATCGTCGGTAACCCGCGTGATCAGTCGGCGTTTGGCACGGGATTGCTGCCGCAGGAATGCCTGCTCGATTGGTCGCGCCGCAACGGCGTTTCGGATGCGCTCGATGGCATCGTCGTGCTGCACGGCGGTGGCGGTGACGTGCAGCAGGGCCGCAGCACGTTAAACTTCAAGAGCTACGATCAGGGCCGCTCCAAGTGGCAGGCCGACACCGTCGACTTTGTCTGGCTCGACGAAGAGCCGCCGATGGAAATCTACTCTGAAGCGCTGACGCGAATTTCGTCGACCGCCGGCATGGTCTATTCGACCTTCACGCCGCTGCTCGGCATGTCGGAAGTGTGTCGCAGATTTTTGCTCGAACCCTCGCCCGATCGCATCAACATCAACATGACGATCGACGACGCGCCGCACTACTCGGCCGCAGACCGCGAAAAAATCATCGCCGGCTATCCCGCGCACGAGCGCGAAGCGCGCGCCAAAGGAATTCCCACCCTCGGCTCCGGCCGCATCTTCCCCATCACCGAAGAACAGATCGTTTGTCCGGCGCGCATCTTCCCGCGCGAATTT